CCCCGCCACGGTCACAAGATTCTCAATCAGGGTCATGGTCCCGGGCAGGTTGTCCATGGCGTACTGGATGAACTGGGAGAAACCATTCGTACCGTTGAAACTGAAAAGCCACGTCACGAACTTGCCCAGCTCAACCGCGCCGGCCTGGATCAAAGGGTTCATCTGCTGCAACCCGGACAGCACGCCCTGTAGCGCTGTGCCGCCGATGTGCCCGAGTTCCGCCGCGCCCTCGGAGAGCATCTGGTTGAGGAACGGCATGGAGACGTTGATGTCGGCGACGATGGTGTTGAAGGATCCCAGCATGGCGTTGGCCGAGTTGGTGCTGAGTTCGGAGAAGTCGGTTTTCAGGTTGGCGAGACCGGCTGCGTACTGGTTGCCGACAGTAGTGCCGTCCTGCATTTCCTGTTTGATGCCCATGATCGCGGCGACACCACCCGCGGCCATCCCGCCGAACGCCACACCGAGACCGACAGCAGCGGCGGCGATAGCCGTAGCCCCGCCCAAGAGTGCCGGGGCGAGACCGATCATGACGCTCATGGCAGAGATGCCGCCCTGCTGAGCTGCGGTGGCCTTTTTGGTGGACTCGGTTTCTTTGTCAGTCTCGGTGATGGCTTTCTGACGTGCCGAGGACAGTTTCGCTTCGGCGTCCGTTTCGGCGTCCGTTGCGCGCTTGTGCGCAAGCCGTGCGGTTGCCGCTTGGGCGGAGTCGTCGCCGTACTTTTTCGTGACCGCGTCCAGCTTCTCCTGGGAGATAGCCGAACGCTGGTAGGCGTTGTCAAGGTTGCGTTCCGCGAGCTGGACGGCGTCCAGCTTCGCCAACGCCTCGCCAACATTCGCATCCACCTTGACGGTGGGCTCGAGCGCGCCTACCTCTTTGGCGTCGGCTTTGGCCTCTTCCATACCCCTTTTGAAATCGGAGTCGTCAACGGTGAGTTTCGCGTCGATGGATCCGGTGGTTGTGGGGCCTTCGCTGGACATGTGTCACCCTTCCGTGGTGAGTGCCGGGGTCTCGGGTTCGTCGTCCGGGCGGGTGGCGTGCCAAAGCCGGGACTGGGTTTGTAACAGCCCGTACACGAGGTGCCGGAACTCGGCCCACGTCAGGGGTTCCCGGTGCAGGCGGATCCCGTACTCGGACGCGAAGTCCGCGATGATCAGGGGGAACTGGTTGAGGATTTCTTCCCACGTGACCGGGGAACCTTGGGCTTGGCTGGGCCGGTCGTACCACTCCCAGAGGCCGGTGGCGGGGTCGTACTCTCCGCGCCCGTACTCGTCGTCTTGGCTGGTTGGCTCACCGCCGTCATGAGTTCCTGCAATATTGCTTTTGGGACGCCGTTCTCCCACACCGCCTCGGCGGACTCGCGCCCGTTCTGGAAGTCAGCAAGGGCCGTCCACAGTGCCCGGTCGATCATGGCCGGGGGGATCTTGTCTTCCATCATTTCCGTGTAGGCGTCTCCGAGGAGCATGGGGATCAGGTCGGCCCATAGGACGGTGCCTTCGTTGCGGAGCGCCATGGTGAGACGCAAGCCGTCCGGGAGGGACACTTGGGGGAGCGTGTATTCCTTGCCGCGGATCGGCACGACGAGCGGGCCGATGATGTCTTCAAGAGGGCGCAAAGCCATGATGTGTTTCCTTTGTGAGAGTTAGGTGGGGGCGGGCGACTCTCACGACACCCGCCCCCGGTAAATGGGGGTGCTAACTAAGGTCAGGCACCACGGACATACGTAAAGGCGGTCGAAGCGCCGGTAGCGTTCGTGACAACGATGTTCGCCGCACCAGCGGTGCCGGTCGGCATGATCGCCACGATCAGGGAGTCGGACACGACGGTCCAGCCGGTCGCGTTGGTCGCACCGAACTTCACACCCGTGGTTGCGATGGTGCCCGTGAAGCCGTTGCCCGTGATGGTCACCTGGTTGCCCACGGACACGCCCGAGGGGGTGGCGGAGGCGATGACCGGGACACTCGTGGTCGCGTACGGGTTCGTGATCGAAGACAGGACGCCGTCGATCGTGAACGTCATCGTGACCTCTTCAAGGTCCGCGACACCGGTCTTGGACTGCTGCCAGTCCACCAAAGCGCGCCCGTTGTAGGCTTCGGGCGCGCCGTTGCGGTCATACCAGCGCGTGTACACGCGGGCATTGTCACCGAACTGGAACCGGGCCTGACGGACAAGCTCCTGACCCGGATCGAACACACCGGACGTGGTTTTACGGTTGCACTTGACGACAACCTTGCTGCCGGTGAGGGTTTTCTCCCAGTTGGAGAAGCCGTTGCTGTCGTAGTCGTCCGCGGCAACAAGGGTGGGGGTTTCGTTCGGTGAAAGGTCGGTGACACCGGCGATGGACAGCCAGTTGGTGTTGTCGGAACTGACCTGGAATTTGAAGCGTCGAGCTAGGCTCGTGGACATGGTGCCTCCTACGGGGCTTATTCGGGCAAAAGAAAAAGCCCCACAGTGTTGTGAGGCTAGAAGGGGTTGCTGCTATTCAGTTGTTAGTGCGGGGGGGATGGTTACCAGAAGCCGCCATCAGGGCGGTTCACGGTGGCGGGCGAGTCCACGTCAACGATGAACGTTTCCACATGCTCGAACCGTTTGTTCGCGTCCTGCACCAGCGGAACACTGTTGTTGTGGAGGATCTGGATCACGTTTGCCGTGCCGAGCGGGGTCCCGCGCACACCCTGTAAGAGGTCGCGGACGGCGGCGGCTGTTTCGGTGGAGTCGAACACGTCACCGGCAGCGCCCCGGATGTGCACTTCAAGGATGCCGCGTTCCATCGGGATCATGGTTGCCAGCGTGATCGGGGTGTAGTTCAGGACGATGCATTTGTCCGGGGCCTGCGGCCACGCGCCGAACACGATTGCCCGATCCCCAGCACTGTACGCGCCGCTCGGTTTGTAGAGGGCGATGTTCGAATCCGAGATCATTTGTGCTATCCCGGTGAGCAGGTCTTTGGCGTAGCTCATGTGCACACCATTCTACTCAATGACCTTACGTAATTCGGTGGCCAGGATCTCAATAATTTTGGGGGTCTCTGAGACGACCGCCGACTCAAGGTAAAGGCGTTGGCCAACCTCGTGCCGCAGGATCTCGTAGTGCTGGTACCGGGCGTAAGGTCCGGGGTAGTAAACGGAAGATCCCTTTTTGTCGATGGAGTTGACCGTCGATGCACCGGCGCGGAGGTCGCCCGTTTCGAGTGGTGTCCTTGACACGGCTACTTCGCGGAGGTGTTCCATGGCTTTGAAGCTGGCTTCTGGGATAGCTGCTATCACGGCTTCGGTGATCTGGTCGAGATGCACGCTGAACGTTTCACCCATGGGTGCCTACTTCAGGTATATCGCGGAGTGCTCGGGCAGACCCAAGCCGGGGGCGTCGTTGACGTTCTGCGAGATCACATGCACGATGCGATCGCCCACACTGGACGGCACGAGGGTTCCGCTGTCCGTGAGCGTCAGTGACGGGGCCAGCGAACCCGGGGACGCCACTGTAATCCTTGAGTCAGGGGTGAACTTCGCCCCGTCCACCACGGAACAATAGAACGTGGACTGCGCCACAACCTGCTGCCCCGTACTATCACGCACAAGGGCCGTTTTGCCTTCCATGAACCCTTGCACGGTCGCCGGGGATTGGTACACATCGCCCATCGCGCCTGTGCCGAGCCATGTTTCCACGACAACGGTGTGCACGTAGAAGTCCTCGATGCCGCCTGTCATCCGTAGAGCCAGACGTTGGAGGGGAGTAGGTTGTTTTGCGCGAGTTTCCGCATGGCCGCGGGCACGAGCCCGTTGAGTGCTGCTTCCTTCGCTGCTGCTGCTGCTGCGGCGTCGGCGTAGGCGAGGTGCGCGGAACCAATGGACTTCTGCGAGGCAACACCGGCTGTGATGACCCCGCCGAGGTTCGGGTCAATACCCAAAGCGGCCCATGCTGCGGCCTGGATGCACGTCGCGTCGTTCAACACTTGCGCGACGACAGGATCCGTAGCCAACCCCGTAACAGGGTCTACAGCGTAGTAGCCGCCGAGCGTGGCCGAGAGCACCATGGACGTGGCCTCACGCAGGAGCACTGTGGCGTTGGCTGGTGCCGCCGTACCTGTCCATGCGGCCAAGTCCGTGGGCTGGGCGAGCATGGTTGGGACGGGGAAGTTGCCGAACAAACCAGCCATGCCAGCCTCCTAGGAGTATTTTTCGATCAGATCGGTTTTGGTGGCGGCGTCCGCGTCATCCGGTTTCGCGCCGTTATGGACGGCCCACGCAACCCATTCGATCTTGGGTGCGTTCACCGGGGGGCGCACCCTCTCAGGGTCACCCGTCCAGTCAGAACCATCCTCATTCACCCGCACAAGGTAGCCCTTATGTAGGCGCTGCTCGATAGCCTCGTGGAGAGGGAGGTCCAGCGCGAACACCGAACCCCCCTCGCCACGGATATGCCAAGTCTCTGGCATGATTAGCGGCGGTTGACCTTGAAAGCGGTCACGTTACCGGCGAAACCGGTAGCGAGGTCAAGGCTGATCGAACCGTCTGACTGGAGGAACCGTGCGGACTCAAGCGGGCCAATCAGTACGGAACCGGTCGTCGCCGGGACGGACACGGTCAGGTCACCCAGCCCGGACGACTCAGCCAACGGCTGGGTGCCGGCCTTGACGATCGCGTTGACCGCGCCGCCCGAGGTGTTGCGGACGCGGAGCACCAGAACTTCGGGGCGCACACCAGTGATGGTGTGCCCGTTGGCCTGGTCGGCGGTGGTGCCTGCCGGGTCAGTCACGGAAGTGGCTGCGGTCAGGTCGGTAACAGTTACAGCTGTGCGTGCCATGATCTAGTTACCCTTTCTACTAGGAAACCGTGACGAGAGCGCTCGCCAGGAAGTCGGGACGGACAAGCTTCGCACCGTAGAGCACAAGGCCCTTCACTGCGTCAGAGAACGAGCTTTGCGGGCGGTATGCCTCAACCTTGTTGATCTGCTCAGCGAAGGTGATGGCCGAGTTGTTACCGGCGATGGTCGCGTACTCGGAACCGGTCGTGTTCGGGGCGTTGTTCGACAGGGAGATGTCGAAGCCAGCACCCCGGCCAACCATACCGTTACGCAGACCCTCGGACGTGCCGGACTCGTTGACCTTGATGAAGCGGGAGTCACGCAGCAACGCGCCGTGACCTTCGGGGCGGACGACAACCCAGCGGCCCTCGGTGGGGACGTTCGCAAGGTCCAGCTTGATCTTCAACGGGACAAGAACCTTGTCGTAGAAGTCAGACGGGGTCGTGGAGCCGATGGTGATCGAACCGAGCTGGTTCGCGGTCTGGATGCCCGTGTAGAAGGACGCAATGTACTGGTCCATGACATCAGCGAAACCGTATGCGGCCTCGTTGATGGACTGGGGGATGACGTTGCCCTTGGCCTGACGTGCGTCAACATCGTCCACCGCGAACGCGAAGTACTTGGACTGGTCCACGATCAGCGTGCGCTGCGAGTCCTGGATCTGCTCCGGGTTTATCGACGTGGAGTTGGGCACGTAGTTGGCGATGGTGGGGCGGCCAACGGACGTGATCCGGACCGTGTCACCGGCTGCGGTGATTTCACCTTCGTAGTCGCGGTTGATGCAGGAGCCGTAAACCAGTTGCTTGCGAGCAGCAACCAGCAGGTTGGCGCTCCAAATTTCTGGGCGGAAGTTAAGAATGGACATGGCGGGGGGAGCCTTTCAGTTAGCCGAGCAGACTCTTCAGCAGCCCTTTTTCTTGGGCTGCGACGAACTGGTCTGGTGACATTCGCGCGAGTTGCGCTTCGGTGATT